CTTGAGTATCCTAAAACACTTGGTAAAATTGGTGCTGCATATGTTACTCTTTGTAAAGCACAATTTGGACTATATTTAAAATATTGTGGTAAAAATATTTCTATTAAAAATGATTCTATTGATATTGATAAAATTAATATTGATTATGCACGAGAAATTATACAAGCTGGAGATCCATATGCACTAAAAACATATAAGGTAAAAGATAATACATACTTAGAAAATAGTCGAAAACCAATTATTAGAGTAGTTTCCAAAGATTCATTTGTAGATACTAAAACTATTGCTAATAAACTATCTATTACAAATGTTATTGCTCCTGAAGAAGATACAGACTCAGAAGAGCCCAAAGGAGACCACCGTGTGCGCTCCTTTAAAGTTCGACTTCCAAGCTCTGATGTGTTTACTGGTCGATTTACAGGTTTAACACCTTATCAAGCTGCTAATAAAGCACTTAGTAAATACTATCGAGAAACTTTACACCCAGCGCAAGAAATTGAGTTTAGCATTTGTGAAACAACTCGAAACAGTAAAAAATCAACCTATACTTATATTGGACGACGACAAAAACTCGATGTTCCAGTAACTTATAAGATTATGAATGGCCCAGAGATTGTTAAAAACTTTAAGAATACGCTTATAAAAGTAAAGAAATCGCCTACAAATAAAGTAGATGATAAAATAGCTGCTGATAAAATAGCTGCTGATAAGATTGTAGCTGATAAAATAGCTGTTGATAAATTGGCTGCTGATAAATTGGCTGCTGATAAATTGGCTGCTGATAAATTGGCTGCTGATAAATTGGCTGCTGATAAATTGGCTGCTGATAAATTAGCTGCTGATAAAATAGCTGGTGATAAATTGGCTGCTGATATAATTAGAGAACTTAATAAAATTAATGATAGTGATAAGATTGTAGCTGATAAGATTGTAGCTGATAAGATTGTAGCTGATAAGATTGTAGCTGATAAGATTGTAGCTGATAAGATTATACAATTTAAAAAAATTATTGATAGTGATAGTGATAATAGTGATAGTGATGATAGTGATGTAGTTGATAGTAAAAACTATACGTATTATGACATACCAACACAGCTAGAAAAAATAATTTATGATATAAAGCATTTATTAAAAGATATTAGTGATAAACAACGTGAATTTAGAACTCTAGAAAAAGAACGTTGTGAATTAATTAAATCATATGTAAAAATGAACCAAAATATAATCAAATTTCGCCCCAAACGAGTTGGTAATATAAACGGTGGTTTTAATAGGCAAATGCCTGTGCCACCAAAGCTTGTTCAATATCTTAATTTGGATGATGATATACATTTAGCTCGCCCCAAAGTTATGTCTTTATTAAATAGCAAGTTTAAAGAGAATGGATTAAAAGATGGTCAAAATACGACATTGGATAAACATACTGCTCGCGCTTTGGGAAAAGAAGAAGGCAGAATAATTAGATTGTTTGAGTTTCAGACATTTCTTAAGGAATTTTACGACGAGGCATTCCCAACTATTGCTTAATTAAATATGTTTTATTAAATTAAATTTATTTTATATTATTAAAAAATTGAAATTTTAATTTTTAAATGCAATATAATTAAATAATTAATACCATGTATAAGATGACAAGTTCAACTGTATCTTCAATTACCGAAACCACATCACCACATCCATATGTAATTCAAATAGAGAGTGTATTAAATCGTTCACTAGATATTAGCCTTGAATTGTTTGGTGTTAAATCATTTCGAAACACTGCTCAATATATTGAATGGGAACTAATAAATCCAACTGCTTTAAAAATGTATAATGCAAATTTAAAAAAGTCTCAGGATGAGATTATTACACAAATTAGAGTATTAATTGCACTTGTTAAAGCATTATCTAACAAAATAGTTATTTATGAATTATCATTATTATTAACAAGATATTTGCAAATATTAATAAATAAAAGATTTGACTATCCAATACAAAATGATTTCTCAATGAAAATAGTTGAATTATTGGTTGATAATAATGCTAATATAAGCACAACCAGTTATATAAATTCTGATGATTATATGTATAGAATTATTAATAAGAATCTTATACATATAATAATTGATACAAATAATATTAAATTATTTAGTATCTTGTTTAAAAAAGATTTTGTTAGAGCTTTTATTATGAATGAGCCAGATATGCATATGATTCAATATATGACATGTTCATTGCGCGTAGAAATGTTTGAACAAATTATTGAACTATATCCTGACATTATAAATAGAAAATTTGAGATTGATTCTAATACATATTCACTTTTATATTTTATTTTTTTGAGCCCAGAAGGTCGCTATTGTATGCCTGCTGAAACAGCCTTTGTAAAAGTTTTATTGGATAAGGGTTTTGATATGTCTCAGATGGATGATGATAAATCAATATTAGAAAATGCAACTACTTATAATTCCAATTCACAAACTGTTAAATTATTACTTGAAAAATCTGTTCAACCATTAGGTTGCATTGAGATTAATAATATTAAAACAAAACCATCATATGTAAACGATCTTGAATTACAAGAATTATTAGCTTTAAAAATATTTACACAAAGTAATCGTGGTGTATTTATGACAGCATGTTTACAATTAGGATTTATAAATGATATTAAAAATAATGTTTAGCAATGGATTATTTTACACAATATATTTAATTTAAAAAATTATAAAAAATTGATAAATATATATATAAAATATAAAAATTATAATAATATAAAATGGGTAGTAAATATAGTTCACCAAAAAATCAAATAAAAGACAAATCAACAATAACAACTATAGAAGAATTTAATAGTTGTATTTGTAATAATGCTATTAAAAAAATAGACATTATAGAAAATATGAATTTATCAGAAATTGATTTTACAAAAATAAAGTTATTTTCTAAATTACAATATTTTTGCGCTAAAATAACTAATTTTAAAACAACACAATATCAAATTCTTAATTGGATGTGTGAAAATATTGATGAGATTGATTGTTCAATACATTTTACAACAAATGAACATATAACACTTTATAAAACAAATGATAGCAGTAAAACAAATATTTATTATTCGGTGGATAACTTATTACTTAATAATTATAATTATTTATTATTGGATAATCTTCCTAATAATCTTTCTAATTTATATTTAATAAAAACAGTATTACATAGTTTTGATAATTTAATATCAAATGGTTTAACTAATTTACCACCAACACTTGAAAACATAGTTTTTTGTGCTCCATACGAATGGACACAACCACCTCGTTATATTATAAAACAAAAAATAATTCAAGATTCAAAAATACCATTTAGATGTTATTTATTTGTAACTGATATTAATATGTTAAAATATTATAAATCACCATTAACAAAACTGTATCAAATTAAATATCCATTTTAAAAATAAAGTTAAAACAAATAATAAAATTTTTTTATATAATACATAAAAATGTTGAAATAATATTATATTATTAATAAATATTATATTTATTAATGACATCAAATAAACTAACAACAATAAAACTAACAGCACCTGATAATGAGGTTATTGAATATTTACACATATTATGGTCAAAGAATGAGCCATGTTTTGTGCCTGTTAAACCAGAACCACCTAGAGTATCTGAAATAAGTATGATTGATAAACCTTTAAAAAAGTCTATATTTAAAAGATATTTAAAAAATAGTTTAAGTGAGTTGAAAGCGCTTGGTTTTGCCACATATGAATATTTAAAATTGGATGATAATGAAAAAATATTTGATGATATTGACAATAACATATCATTAAGTAATAAAAACATTCATGATATTTATAAATATAATTTAGCAAATCAACTAAAAAAAGTAGATATACTTAAAAACTTTTCAATTTGTAGAATTTTTACAAAATATAAATCAGGTGAAACAAGTAATACAAATAGTTTTAGATATATGACAAGTCATCATAATGTGATTAAAATTATTGATAGATTATGGTGCATTAAATTGATTAATGGTTGTGGTGATAACATACCAAATCAAAAGATATTTAAATCATATTTTGGCAAACATCCAAATGACCTATGTGTGGATGTGGCTATTAGGAATACAATGGATTATGATAATGTTGTATTATTAGATATTAGAAAAGCATATGATTCAGTAGATTGGGATGCAATGGAGGAACTCTTAATATCTAATCTTACACGAAAGATTAATTATGAAGAAGCTATTAATATGGTTAGAGATTATATGACTATTATTAGAAACAGAAAACTCTTATATAATAATAAATGTATTAGATATTATAAAGGTATTCCAACAGGATTACCAAGTTCTATTAAAGTTTTTACATTAATTATAGAGGAGATTATTGAAAGGTGGTTAAGTGATAATTGTGAATTATATCTTATTGATAGAGATTTTATATTAAATGTATATGTAGATGATATTTACATTAAATTTTTGAGACCAGAGATTGCATCAGACTTGTTAAAAAGTTTTATTACAAATATAGAAAAATATATGTTTATAATTAATAAGACTAAATCTAAGGTAGATCCAAGATTAAGTTTGCCAGAGTTTCCAAATAAGTTAACATCATCAGACTTTTATTTGGGTATTCCATTTACACGCGATGTTAAATTATACAATATGATTTTATTAGAAGAATATCAATCAAGACATGACCACAAACTAACATGGCTACAGATATATTTTAAATTGGTAGCTAATGATGTTGAATTATATGATTTTAATAAAACAAGACAAAGTATATTAGGATATTTGAGATACAAATTAAAGCCGATTCTCAACATTCCACAATATGAGCCAATTACTTTTGATAAAATTATTGATTTTATCAAAATTAATTTCATTTTTCCTTCATTAGAGTTGTAAAAATATTATTTTATATACTTATTTTTTTAATTAAAATATAATTAAAAAAAGTTGAATTAATAATATATTGAATTTAAAAATATTATATTATTAATGCCACCTAAAAAGATTACAACACCATCTACTGATTTAATATCAAATCTTGAAACAATTCAAAAGAAAGCTACACCTTCAGTGCCTGATGTTCCTGTCCGTTTAGTGTTTGCTCAAGCCATTAATAATTTGTCAACTTGTTGTGAACATTTTACTGAAGCTGTTAGTGTTTTCAATAAGATTACACCGTCTCGAATTAGTGAATTAGATATGCTTTTAGATTCTAAGAAAGTAGAGCAAACAGATGTTATTGCTCAATTAGAGCGCGATCTTAAAACCAAACAAATGGAGATTGATATGAAATTGGATGCAAAGAAAGTTGAGCATACAGAAGCTATTGCACAATTAGAGCGCGAACTTAAAACAAAACTACTTGAGATTGATGCTAAATTGGGACAAAAGAAATATGAGTATGATGAAGCTATTAATAAACTAGAACGTGATGTTAAAAATAAGCAACTTGAAACTGAGAATCAATTAAAAGAATTTCATATGAAAGCTTGTAAGGATATAGCGGCATCTCATGATTATACAGTGATAACTACTGAGGAATATACAAAGTTAGAGACAAGTGTTAAATCATTGGAAACAAGTGTTAAATCATTGACTGAAGATATGGAGGGTGATATTAAAGAACACGTTCAATTAGAAAAGAAAATCATTGAAGATAATTGCAAACATGAGATTTCTAATATGACTCTTAATCATCGTGCAGAAACGGCAGAATTACTTGCGTTGACTAAACAACAAGAAAAAGAAATCACTGTTCTAAATGCTCAAATTGAAAACATGAAGTATGAAATTGGCGAACAACGTAAATTAACCAAAGAGATTGCAAATGCAAGTTCAAAATCTCAAATTAATCAATCTTTTGGTAAGGAGAAATAACTTTATAAAAAAAAGTTGATTATTTATTTTATTATTACTTTAGTATAATTATATTTAAAATGCTTAAATCAAAGACTATCAATAAAAAGATTGAACTAGAATCAGATTCTGAATCTGAAGTATCCGATTCTGAAGTAACACCACCTCGTCCTGCTTCAAAATTACATTTAACTAAAAAAGCAGCTCCACCTATTCAGCCTAAATCTAAACTAAACTTGTCAAATAATAAAACAACTAAAGCAGTTGATACGATGAGCACAGAATCTAAATCTGATACAGAAGATATTGTGTCAAAAAAGGAATTGTATAAAGACCCACCTATTGTTCCTAATTTTGACAGATTAATATTAACTCAATCAACAAATAAATTTGCAGGTTGTTTAAGCCCGTTTATAGAATCAGTTGAATTATTTAATATTATTAATGCATCAAAGATTATTGAGCTTAAGAAAGAGCTTGAAACAAAAGCACAAGAATATGACGATGTTATTTATGGTTTAAAACAAGAATTAAAAAATAAACAACATGAGAATGAAGTTAAATTAAATACTAAAACACAAGAATATGATGATGTTATTTATGTTATGCGACAAGAATTAAAAAATAAACAACATGAGAATGAAATTAAATATAATACTAAAAAATATGAATATGATGAAGATATTAAACAGTTTGACAGATTGAGAGTTGCAAAACAGATTGAAACTAATACACGCTTGAAAGAGTTTCATATTAAAGCATGTCAAAAAATTGCCAAAAAGAATAATTATATGGTAATTCCAAATAAGGATTATGAAAAGTTAAAACTAAGTGTTAATAATTTAAATGATAAATATACTAAATTATTTAATAAAAAGCATGCTATTTTTATAGAAAAAACTGCATATGAAAAAAAGATTATTCAAGATACGCATAAATATGAAATGGATAAAGTTAAATTAATGCATCGTTCAGAAACAGCCGATCTAAATGCATTTATTAAACATCAAAAACGAGAAGTTGAAATTTTAAAAAGCACATCAACCACTATGAAACAAGAAATTATTGAACAACGATTATTAACTAAAGAAATTGCTGTTGCAAGCTCAAGTTCTAATATACAACAAAAGTTTGCCTAAGTTTTAATCATACTTGATATTTTATCTATTATAACACTATTATTCATCATACGAGCTAATGATAATGGTAAAAGAGGGTCGGATGGGTTTGGTCCGCCCTCAATATTAATATCTATCTTTGAATTTTTTAATAATTCTAATGCAATAATATCATTTTGTTTATTAATAGCAGCTAATAAAGGTGTTTCATTAAATGGCAAACTTTTTTTATTAACATCTATCAGTTGTATAGATAATAATTTTAATGCAATGTAATTATTAGACATATTAATGGCTGCTATAAGTGGTGTATCACCTTTTATATTACTTTGATTAATATCTATATTAGAATGTGATATTAATAGACTAAATAAATCATTATTAGACGTATTAATGGCTGCTACAAGTGGTGTATCACCACTGTTATCTGTTTGATTAATATCTATATTAGAATGTGATATTAATAGATTAAATAAATCATTATTAGATGTTCTAATAGCATAGATTAATGGTGTAAAACCATACTTATCAAGAATATTAATATTTATATTAGGATGTGTTAATAATAATTCAACTATTTGTAAATAATTATTTTTAATAGCATACCACAATGGTATATCACCATGTATAACTATATTAACATTAATACGTTTATCATCTAATAATAAATTAACTAGTTCAAAATTATTATATGTAATTGTCTGAATTAATGAATTTATCATAGACGGACCACTTGGTGCATTAATATCTAAATCTGATCTACTTAATATTATTTCTACAATATCAATATTTTTTAAATAACAAGCATTTAATAAAGGACTATATTGTTGAGTCCCATTATTTACATTAATATCGACATACTTTTCATTTAGTATAAGTTGTATTGATTTATGTTTATAAATAGTATATAATGAATCAGATTTAAATGACAAATAGAATATACTTGTAAATAACAATATATCATTTGTTAATTTATTTTTAATATCTTCAATACTAAAAATTGTATTAAGACTAAATGCATCATGACTCATATCATAACTATCATCAAGACTAATATCTTTAAAAAATATATAATAGTCTAAATAATATGACATATATTTGTTTTTATAATTATTACTTGTATCAGGGATACCTTCAAATACTACTAATGAACTTGCATCAACAACATCTGGTTCAGTTATTAAAATAAAATAATTTAATTTATAATAATTTATATTTCTTGTAATATCACTAATAAGTTTTCCTATATCACCTATAAATTCTTGTTTTATTATATTATGGCTTGTGGCATCTTTATAATAAATCATATTATTAGAACCTATAATAAATAAACCATTATTAATAAAATTTAATTCATCTATTTTAGCACCAGAGCCTACATATTGAAAAATATGACAGTTTAAATCACTATTAATAATTTTTATAAATTCATTAAAATTAAAACTATATAATAATATTCCATCTCGACTAGAACTATCATAATATTTATAAGAATCAACACATTTATAAAAACAAGTTACATGTCCTTGATTAATATTTGATAAATGAGCACATATTGCAAGTGTTTTTGGACTAATATCAATAGGTCCTATTTTATAGTGGCTATTTATTGGATTAGATTGAATAATTAATGTATTAAGATAATGCAGTGTCATATATATTCGTCGTTTATATAATAATATACTAAATAATAATATCATAAAAAATATATCAACATTATAACCTGTATTAGTTGTCATAAAATGTTTAGGATCCATTGTAGTAAAATATTTGTAAAATATTATTTTAAAATATTGTGTAAAATTATTTTCACATTCTATTGATTTTGAGCGCATTAGAAGACCATCTGTTTCAGGTGCTGTTGCTTCGGTATATTTTATTAAAAAACGTTCATTTAATATTTTAAAAAATATTCTAAGATTGTTTACGATATCTTCTTTCAAATTATTTCCATAATTATTATCTATAAAAAAATCAATAGGTAAACATTCTAATAACTCTCGTGGTGTGTCACTAATAATTTCCTCAATTGGTTTTTCAATATTAGTTTGCACAGTGTCTGATGTTTGGTCTCCAAATAAAAATGCCATTTGTATTACAGCATTCCAACATGTATCCATTCTATTATTTAAAACTGATTCATCATTGCAAGCTAATCTAAGGCCACCTAATTGATTTTTAAGTTGAATATACTTATTTTTATACTTTAAATATTTATTATAAAAACTCATTTTAATATAAATAATATAGAATAAATTAATATAAAATAACTTAATATAAAATAATAAAATTAGAAACCTCTATCATCTTCACTAAAACTGTCATAATCTAAACTATTGATACTAATATTATCATCAATATTATCATCAATATTATCATCAATACTATCAAAACTAGTTAAACTATCTATAATATCTATTGGATAAGTAACAATATCAATATCAATATCAATATCAAATGTAAAAACCTCTGGATCATCAAAATCATCATCACTAAAACTATCATATCCACTTGAAGTATCTGATTTATAACTTGTATCATCATCAGATGTATTATAGTCATATGTCTCATCATCACTAGAATCACTAAAATCACTCAATATACTCAAATCATATGTGGTGTTGGTAATTGTTGATTCAACTAAACTAGCTAAAACAGACATGTCTAAGTGTAATTATTATAATCATAACTATATGGTTATTTTTTCAATTTTTTATATTATAAATATATAATTAAATTATATTTAATTCTGACTTAATATAATAATGTCAAAAGGTAAAAGATATATATATACTAGTTTATTGTCTGTAGAATTAGAACGAAAAAGAGTTCCTTTTATTCCTGAATTAGAGCCAACTTTATTAAAATATAATGACTCATTCTGGAGGAAAATATTTCCAACAAAAAAAGATACTAAAATTAACAATTATATGTTATCTAATATTGGTAGCTATAGTATATTTTATCCAAATGATGCTGATAAAGTTGCTAAAATTATTAAAAGTTTCTTGCCAAATAAAGCCACAATAACTGATGCTAATTCTAATATGGGCGGTGCAACATTAGCATTTACTAATTATTTTGATCATGTTAATGCAGTTGAGATTGTTCCTTTTCATTGTAAAATATTAGAAAATAATATTAAAGTATATGGAGCAACATCTAAAGTATCAATACATTGTGTAGATTATTTAGATATTGGCGATAAATTGGAACAAGATGTTGTATTCTTTGACCCGCCATGGGGAGGTCCTGATTATAAAAAGAAATTATTAATGGATATGTATTTAGATAATATAGCTATTAGTGATATTATCAAAAGTTTACTACACAATAGGTCAATAAAAGTGATTGCAATAAGAGTTCCATTTAATTATGACTTTAAAAAGTTATTAGAATTAACTGAAAAATCACATATATTTAGTTTTAAAAAACCAAATGGTCAATTAAACTTTTTCCTTATTATTTTACATATTATATAACATTACTAAAAACCAATATAATACAAACCATAATCCAAATAACATTACACATATCTTTACAAAATATGACAAAAAATGATAAGTAAATTTATGTCGATTCATATTTGTGCAATAATATTCATATGTATTAATCATTGAATCTTGTTCTTGTTCTTGTTCTTGTTCTTGTTCTTGTTCTTGTTCTTGTTCTTGTTCTTGTTCTTGTTCTTGTTCTTGTTCTTGTTCTTGTTCTTGTTCTTGTTCTTGTTCTTGTTCTTGTTCTAAAATGCGTTGTTTTTTATTATATTTAGCCCATGTAATTTTTTTTTTGTGATTTGATATAGTTGGATTACCAGATTGGAATTTATAGTTGTATATAATAATATTATTGATAAGAAATTTAATATTAATTTTATTGTTAGAACGGAATCCGATATTTTTCATAAGGGTAATTATATATTCAAACTCATCTTTAGTAATGTCTTTATTAGAATACATTTCAAGTGATTTAATTACAAACACAGAGCCTTTTTTAAGTGGTACTATTTTATGTTTATTATAAACATTTGAAATATAGTCAATATTATTAATTTCCAATAATAATTTATTATATAGGTTTCTGTTAATATTAAATTCTTTATTATTTGTATAATTTATTCTTAATTTATACTGTGTCATTAGATATAATATCTAATAATAACTTTATATAATTTTATATAATTAAAATCTTGTTTAATTATAATATAACAAAATGAATATAAGAATTAAAATATTTATTATTATATTAATTTTTATAGGTTGGTTTATATTGAACAAATCAAAAGAACAATTTGATGATTCTTATGCATCATTTGAATTAACAACAAAACCTAATGATTTAACCAAATTAAATAATAAACATTTAGATTGTTGTTTAGTTGAGAAAAAATATGTTGAAGATGAAACAGATCCTTCAGGTGGTTCATTTAAATATGACTTTAAGAAATTAACTAATGCAAATTGTGATTTAAGTAAGACCGTATTAAATTCATCAAGACAAATATTTATTGATGGAGAGAATAATTGGTCAAATGAGTATTGCACAAATAATAATAATATACTTGGTTCATGTAGAAATATAAATAAAGAATGTATTGATTTTGTTGATAAAAACTTTTGTGCTAATTATAAAATGACATGGTCTAAAAAATCATGTCATGACCCATTAGATTTTGTATGGGAAGATAGAACATCTGCACTAAGACCACCTGAACCACCTATACAAAAAACAATCTCATTTGCTTTGTGATTTCAAATAAAGTTTGAAGAAAACATTTTGAACTAATTCTAAATGATCTTCATTATATTCAATATTAATTTTGGTTGCTAAATCTTTTAAATCTAATAAATTATAATCATGATAAAAACTCATTGTATCAACAATAACATACTTATTAAAATCTATCATAATGTTATATTTTAATGATTCTGCAATAATTGTTTTAATATGAAAGTCAGCATTATGGCTAACAATTATATCGACATTTTTAATGTCATTTTTTAATTCCTGAATAATAGTTTCAAAATTTTTTAAAGTATTTGGTTTAACATTTTTATTAACTTTATTTTCTAATACAAATTCATTATTTTTAACATAGCCAACCATATAGTTTATACTTATAGGGCGGGCGAAACAGAACAAATTCTTTTTAGTAATATCATCATTAGTTTTGTGAGTATCATGTGTGGCTTGTGTGTATAAAAAACATAGGCGCTTGTTAAAAGACATTGTAGATAATAAATATAGTAAATATTACTCTAAATCAAAACTATCAATGTGTATTTATATTTGTTTATAAAAAAAATTGATAAATGCAAACTATAATATTATATTTTAAATAGTAATTAAAATGAGTTATTATTTGATTGATTGTACAAAATCCATTGATGATTTAAATTTTGATAATATTATAATTGGTCGTAAACTTAAGAATGATTCCGAAATATCAAAATATTTTATATATTATCAAGGTGATATAACAGAAGATCCGAAAGAAATATATATAAAATTGCCAAGATTTAGGTTAATTTATAGTTTGGCTAATTATAAATATTCCCAATTAAATATTCCTATTTATCCAAATTGGGACTTGACAAATAATTTTATTAAATTTATTAAAACATTTGAATCAAATATAAGAGATTGTTTTATTAAAAAATTTCCTCATTTAGATTATGTTAGTTTAATTACTAAAAAAAATTTACTTAATTTTATAAAAACAAATATTAATGATGGAGTTAAGATAACACCTGCTAATATTACATTAAATGATTTTAAAATTAATGGGCAGATTGAATTAGTTATAAAATTGAGTTATATATGGAATAAATCAGATGTTAGGTTTGGTTTATCATCTCAGTTATATCAAATTAAATATTTTGCTCCACCTGAACAATTAAAAATAGATTTTATTGATACAGAACCAGAACCAATATCTGAACCTAAAATAATCCAATCTAATTTTAAACCTAAAGCTATTTTAAGAGAGCATCCTGTATCTGAAGGGTCTCATATCACACCTATTCAAACTCCTCAAACAACACAACCTGTTAAACTTTCAGGTATACCATCACTTAAGGATTTACAAAATGCTATTAAAAGTTTAAAACCAAGAGCACCTAATAGTGATTAGTGATTAGTAATTAATAAATAATTAAATAATTAAATAATTATAAACCAGAAGGCATAGTTATTACAGTTGGGATAAAAGGCATAGGTGATATTGGAACGGGTGATATAGAGTATAAAGGAGAGTCTTGTAATAGAACAGCACCAGGTGATTGAACCACAGGTAAAAAGGGAGAAAATGGTGATTCTATTATGGTTCTTGGTCTATATTTATCAGTTTGAACAGGAATAGGATAGTCCATACCAATAGGAAACATATTAATGCCAACTTTATTACGACCATCTTGTTCATAATATTTTATTTGAGCGCGCATGTGTTGAGATTGATCTTTAATAATCATATCAGAGATATTAAGATTATGATTAATCTTAATAAAATTTTTTACAGCTTCTTTAAAAGAATCTCCGCCAATATCTGCCACAATAGGAAATACAACTTGAAACATTATTATATATTAACATAAGAAATAAATTTTTATTTAATCAATTTCTAATTAATATTTAATTAAAATTTAATAAACTTATAAAGAAATAATTTTATTAAATATTAAAATAGCTCATGGGCATTAAAAATTTATTAAAGTTTTTGGTAACTTATCCAGAATTAATTAAAGATTGTGATATTAAAAAATATTATGGTAAAAAAATAGCAATTGACATATCAATATTAATATATCAGGTTGTTATTGCAATTAGAAACTCTGGTTCAGATTTGACAAATAACAAGGGTGAGATTACATCACATATTTTAGGATTGTTTAATAAAACTTTATCTTTTTTAGAGAAAGGTATAATTCCTATTTATGTATTTGATGGTAAACCACCTCAATTAAAACAAAAAATATTAGATGCAAGAAAGCAAGTTAGAAAGAAAGCATTAGAAAAGTTATCTGATGCACAAACGCCTGCAGATAAAATTAAATATTTAAAAAGGAGTGTTTTAATATCACGTGAACAAATGAATCAATGTAGAGAGATGTTAAATTTAATGGGTATACCTTATATTGATGCACCTGAAGAAGCAGATTCTGAATTATCATATTTATGTAAAAACTCAATGGTATATGCGGTATTAACAGAAGATATGGATATATTAACATTTGGTTCACCAAGAATTATTCGTAATTTAACATCAAGTAAAAAAGTACCATTTGAGATTGAATTAAATGATGTATTAACAAAATTGAATTTAAGTTATGAAAATTTTATTGAATTATGTATATTATTTGGTTGTGATTATTGTTTAGGTTTATCTGATATCAAAGTTAATTTAATTTATGAAATATATATTCAAAATAAAACAATAGAAGGAACAATAGCACAGTTCAAAAAGATGGGTTATATTGTGCCTGATAAAATTGATTACATTGATGCTAAATCATATTTTATGAATTCGCAGTATGAACCAAAAGATGAACAATTTTTAAAGTTAAAAAAATCGGATAATGATAAATTATTAGATTTATTAGTTAATAAGTATGGTTTAATTAAATTTAAAATAGTCAAAAAGATAAATAGATTAGATGATTTGTATAAAAGATTAAATGAATTTTAATTTATTTATTAAAATTAAAAATTAAATAAGTTTAATAATAAAGTTTAGTTTATATTATATTATATTATATTATATTATATTTTATATATATTATATAATATATATAAAATGGTTAATATGTCATGGTTAGAGCTCATTATTTTAGGAATTATTCCATACGGTCAAGTAATTGCACGTGTTAAATATTTAAATGGCTCAATAGATAGACCATGGTTATTTTTATTAGCATTTCCGCCAATTACATGGTATGCATTGTGGCAAATTAAAAAAGATAATGTTGCAATGGGTAATGGTACACAAGTATATGATTGGTTTATGTTAATACCAATTGTTGCAAAAGTAGTATTACCATTCATTTTATCAAAAATACCATTATTTGATGATGAAGATGGAAACTTTGATAGTGATTCATATTTATATAAAATTATTTCAGTTGGGGGATTAATTGGTGCCGTCATGATACCATATTTAATACGAGCCTATAGAAATTGTAAAAAAATAACACCAGCATTATTTATAAGAAGTTGCATGAATGGACTTATTACATCAACTGCTCCAGATATATTATTATTTATTCTTGGATGGGTACCTATTTTTGGCACTATACTAGAAATGATACTAATGATGCCATTTATTGGTGGTATTATTCAGCATGTTATATGGACTGTATTTTTCTGTGGAACTTATGTAATAACAAATATGTTTAATCAAGGAACACCAGAAATTATGTGTAACCCTGGATTAACTGGTTCTATTGCTGATAAAATATTTTTTATTATAGCAGGTGGGTATACAGTTGTTAGTAATATTTTATAATAGTTTATAATATTTTAAATAATATTTAATATAAAATATTTTATATAAAATATTTTATATCATTATATAATAATGGGTGCAGCATGGGGCATACCAATACTTGCGAATTTAACTGTTCCTTTTATTTTAAGTAAAATAATAGACGACGATTCATATTTGTATAAATTTGTTTATTTAGGATTAATGATAGGATCAATATCTGCATCCTATTTATCAAAGTCTTATGAAGCTTGTAAAAAAATAACTCCTCCATTAGTTATACGTAGTATTATGAATGCATCAATTTCTTTTGCAATACCAAATTTAATATTATTTATTATTGGTTGGATACCTCTAATTGGTACTGTTGTTGAACTAGCACAAATGATACCTATAATTGGCGGTTTTATTAATACTATATTGTGGTCTATATTTTTTAGTATATCTTATTCGATAACAAATACAGCTAATAAAATAACAAATGACGGAATGTGTAATCCACCATTAACAGGAACAATTTCAAATAAAATATTTTTTATTTTGGCTGGCATATATATTGTTTTGAGTAATCTTATATAATTATATAATAATATAAAGACTTAATTCATTTAATTATTAATAATTATTAAATGAATAACAAATTAAAAGATGACAAAAAATTAGAAAAAGATGAAGAAAATGATGAAGATGAAGAAAATGATGAGTTAGAAGAGTTAGAAGAAATAGAAGAAATAGATGATGAAACACGTAATATTCTTTTTAAAGCCATTAATAATAATAAAACATTTGATTTTGGTGATATTGATGATAATAAGAATATTAAAGATAAAACTAAAACTAAATCAAAAAAAGAAAATAAGACATTAAGTTTAGAAGCATTTACGAGGAGTATAAATAATAACCAATCTAATAAAACTAAAGATAGCACTAAAAAATTTGTTTCTAAAAGGGCTGATGATAAAAAGAAAGAATTAGGGATGGATGAGAATGTTGGACCGAAACGACAATTTGATGCACGATTGCCACCCTATAATTATGTTCATAATCCTACATTTAATATTGAAAATATAAAATTAGACTCTAATAAAGAGTTTCCTTCATTAAAATCTTAGAACAAAAATAAAAAGACTATAATAAAAACATTGAAAAATAATTATTTTATATTTAGTTTTTATAAATATAAAATAATGAGTAATTTACTAAAAAAGCCAACTGGACCAACATTAACATCAGAAGCACCTTTATATTGTTGTATATGTGTTTTTGGAATAATTATATTTCCAATATGTTATATTTGTGAGAAAAGCTACAATGGTGTATGTTGGGTCGGACGAAAAAGCAAGACTTCATATCTAAAACATAAAAATAATAAAAATAATAAAATTAATGATATTAATAATATTGACAATATTAAAGTTTAGTCGTTAAAAATTATATTATAATATTATTAAGAATAATGCAATCAATACAAATAGATGGAACTTTTAGTTTTGCAAATAATATTAAAGGTTTAAAAATAGGTGATATAGTAAAGTTGATTCCAAATCCAAATAATAAACTAACTAAAGAGGCTATTGGGGTGTATACATTAGGGGGTTTAAAAATTGGTTATGTTGGATTTAAGATTAATCAGATAGATATAAATGCCAAATATACAATTAGTAAAATTAATTTAAATCAGCACAATCCTTTATTATTGATTACAATGAAATTTAATAATACAAATTGTATAGAGTTATATCCAAATATTGTATCAAAATCAGAAATGATAAAAGAGCTATTTGATGATTTAAAACATTTTTCTAAATTTTTACAAAGAAACAATAATAATGTTACTAAATTAAAAATAGTATTAGCAGATGAAAATTTTATTAATATTTTAATTGAAACAGAAGATGAAGCATCAATTTTTTATACAGTAACAAAGAAATATTATGAGGAAAATATATTTAAATATGATGAGTTTTATAATTTTGGTTTAATTCCAAAAAGTATTTACCAACAATTTCAGATACATCGTCTAGAAGTATATATACAAAATAGTTACAAATCCATAGATACTTTATTAAAATCATCAAAATTTAAATTTAATAATTTGAATAAGAGAGGTTTATTTGATATTTTTGCATGGGATGATGATATTGAAAACTTTGGATTCAATCTGATTCAATCATCAAATTTAATAATATGTGATAATGAGTCATTAGATAAATTAGATTCAAAGCTTATTTTATTACAGATTCAGTATAATATTAATTTAAATAAATATTATAATCCTAATAATGATTTAATTATTAATATTGATGCGATTAAAAATCTATTTCCAAATTTAAAAACAGGAGGGATGTTTTATAATCACGCAACTAGATTATATTGTATAATAGATTTATATAATGATAATAGTATAATAGATATTATACAATATGAGATTAGTAAAGAATTATTTGTAAAGTTATTAATAAAATTAGTAATTAGTAATAAACAGATTATTAATTTATATAATCCAATAAAGGGAACAATATTAAGACTTGAGATACCAGAAATTATTAAGATACAATTAAATAATTTAATTATTAAAAAATAAATAAAACACAATAAAATAATTAGAATTATCTAATTATTTTTTTCTAGTTATAATTAAAATGTCAAATGGTTCAATATTAGAATTGGTTGCAAAAGGGCAATTAGATGAAGAATTAATAGATATAAATAATAAATCATCATTATTTGATTTTGCAATAAATAAAAAAAATAAGTATACAAAGGGTGATACAATATTTTATCCTGAAGGAAAAGCTAATTGGGGGAATACTTTTAGAATTAATATAGAAAAGAAGGGTGATTTATTATATGGTTTATATATTAAGGTTAAATTGCCAAAGTTATCAATTAGTAATATAGGAGGTTTAAATGAGAATGATCCATCTACGCCATATAGAATAACATATGTTGACAGTATAGGTAATGCATTAATAGAGAAAGCTAGTTTGTATATTAATGGACAATTGATAGATGAGTTATCTGGTGATTATATGCAAGTATACACGGATTTATATGTTTCAGATTCAAATAGAAAAGCAATGTTAGGAACAGATTCTATATTAAATTTGCCAAATTTAAAGATTCAATCAGAATATATTTACATTCCATTAAAATATTGGTTTACTTTAAACAATGATAAACCATTACCAGTGATAGCACTTCAAAATTCGGATATTTATATAGATATTCAATTTAGGAAATTTTCCGAGTGTATTAGTGTATTAGAAAAAGATGTCAATGATAGAATATTTCATTCAAATAAAACCCATCCAGAGGTTCCAATAGAAGAAGTTTGTCTTCAGGCTAATTTTTATTATTTAGATTTAGAAGAACGTAAGAAAATGGCAACTGATGATTATGAGATATTAATTACTCAAACTCAAATAAGAAATCAGACATTTTCATCAAATGTTAATTTAGAAATAGATTTTAATCACATTGTAAAAGACATTATATTTTTTGTTCAACCAGTCAAACACAAAACATATGGTGAATATTTTAACTTTTCAGCTAAATTGAAATATCCTCCACCAGAGTTAATTAATTCATCAATTAATTTTGAGTTATGGTATTTAGAACCACATAGACACTTATTAAGTCGTGCTAGAATGTTGTTTAATGGAATAGAACGTATAGAATGGCGGGATGCAAAATATTATTATTATATGCAAAATCATGAAAATTATAGAAATACTTTACAATCATATGTTTATGTTTATTCTTTTAATATCAATCCAACAAAAGACACAAATTTTTCAGGTTGTAATTTTTCAAGATTAGATAATGCTCAATTACAGATGGAAGTTAAACCAAATCCTTTTATTTTAAATACTTCTTTATTAACATATCCAACAGATGATACCTATGAATTAAAATGTTATGCAACTAATTTTAATATATTGGTGATTAAGGGTGGATTAGTTGGATTAAAGTATACATGTTAAAATATCATATTTAGAAAAATTTGATATTTATATATATAAACATGTAAATTTATAATATTTTAATGGATATTTCAACTGGATCGTTAATTATTGAGGCAAAACACGATATAGATATTATTGATATTAATTCGATAGAACTTATTAGTGTAGGAATTGATAGTAATATAATATTTAGATATAGATTAAATGACACAATTTGTTATTATCAATATTATGCATCACCAAAAATACAACAATATATATTTTATGAGTTATTAAATAAATCACCATTATATTTGATAAATTACGAGATTAATCCATATAGGATTAATTTTATTGCAATTAATTTTACAATACAAATAAATTCACAATTAATATTAGATTATCTTGATATATCATTATCATTAAATTATATTATTAAGGATACTTTTACTAAGAGTAAAAATTATTCAGATACAGATTTTATAAATAAAAGTATTATATCATATTCAAAACCATCAAGTCCTGCTAATTTTAATATTCAACTTTATGAGTATCAACAGAAATCACTTTCTAAAATGCTTTTAATAGAGAATGGTCAGTTTGATTCTTTAGTAAATTACACTAATATTATAAATATTAAAGATGTTGAAATTAATATAGATCCAATTACAAAGTGTAAATCACCATCAAATAAAGAACAATATTTTAAAATTACAACAAAAGGTGGTATATTGGCTGATGATATGGGTTTAGGTAAAACAATAACATCAATCGCATTAATAGTTAGTAATCCAGCACCAAATAATTTACCTAATATTACAAATGATAAAATTAATTCAAAAGCGACTCTTATATTATGTCCATCACATTTAATCAAACAATGGAAAAGCGAGATTGAGCGTTGTAATAAGGATTTGATAATTTTAACAATTTTAACAAAAAGCGATTATGGTAAATTGACATTTGATGATTTTATTAGTGCAGATATAATTATAACAAGTCATCAATTTATTATGAATTTTAAATTTTATCCATCATTATATTATAGAGCTTGCACGCCATCAAATATTAATTTTGAAGAGAGAAATGTTCTTATTAAACATTATCTTTTGAATAAAATATCAACATTAGATTTTGAACAGATTAAAAAGTTATCTGAACCTATATTTGAATTTTTTAATTTTCGTAGATTCATTTTAGACGAGGGTCATGAAATATTTAGTAGTTTATTGAGCACATTTGCAATAAATTGTTATATGATAAATTGGGTATCAAATATTAGTGCAAATTATTATTGGTATATTTCAGGAACGCCATTTATTAATTATGGTGGTATTAAAAATTGTGCTAAATTTATCAATCTAAAACTAGAAGATACAGAACGAAATATAGTTATAGATTATAGTTTGAAAGAGAATCAAAATAAGAATACATTTTTAACGACTTTTATGTCTAAAGCATATATTTGGACAAATATATTTAGTAAAATTTGTATAAGACATCGAAAAGTAGATGTTGAAAATCAGATTCAGATTCCGGGCTATGAGGAAAAGTTAGTTTGGTTAAAATTTACTGATTTGGAGCGTCAATTATATGATGCTAAAAAGTCAAAAGTAAGTCCACAATATTTACAACAATTATGTTGTCATCCTTTGATTGTCGAATCTACTAAAAAGATATTTGGCGATGTGGAGGTTGATCTTTCATTAATGCAAGATAAATTGATTGAATATCATAAATCAAATTGTATTAGTTATAAAGATAAACTATCTAAATTAGATTCTAATAATGCGGCTTATTACATGCTTAAGAAATCATTTGAAACACAAATATCAGAGTCAACATATTTAGTAACAATATTAGAAAAAATGAAATCAACTGAATTGATTGAACAAGAAACCTGTGCTATTTGTATGGACCAATTAACAAACCCAACAGTAACTGCATGTGGTCATTTATTTTGTTATGAGTGTTTAAAAATGTGTTTAGGAGATAAAAAGCGTTGTCCAATGTGTAAGAATGATTTAACAGGTAAAGATTTATTAGTGATGAATTTAAAAGCAGAAGAAAAATTAGATGAGAATCCATTAATTAAAAAATATGGTTCAAAACTAGGAAAATTAATTTCAATTATTCGTTATTTGGTAGCTCAAGAGGAAACCCGTATTATTATTTTTTCACAATGGGATGATATGTTATCCTTAATTGGTAAAACATTAGCAGAAAATCAAATTGAAAACTCTTTTGTAAAGGGCCATGTATGGTCTCGTAATGCAGCTATAAGTAGGTTTAAAGCTGGTAAAACGACTAAAGGTGCTGATAATAAAGTAATTATGTTAAGTCTTAAGAATGCAGCATCAGGAACGAACCTAACAGAGGCAACACATATATTTTTTGTAGAACCAATTAATATGACTCAAGAAGAGTCAATTGCAATTGAAAGTCAGGCAATAGCCCGCGCATGCAGAGTGGGACAAAAACAGAAGATATTATTAATGAGACTTTTAATAGAACAAACGATAGAGGAAGAAATTTATCGTAAAAATTATAATGAACAAGTTAATATTATAATTGATGAAAATGTAAATTATTTATTAGAAAATAATAAAGTAACAAATGAAAATAAAGTAACAAATGAAATTATTAAACCAATTAAAAAAGTAAGAAAAAGCAAAAAAGTAATTGTTGTTTAATGTGATTTAGCAACCATTTTATAAATTTGTTTTTTATAACCTTCCCAATCATTGCGCCACATTATAGATGCATCAATGTTTGCGGGTGAGTCAAAATTTGGATTTGTTAACATTGATAAAATACTCATTAAAATAGAATTAACACTATGTGATGGTTTCCATCTTTCAGAAATATGTTCATATCCCCATTCATCAGTTCCTTCGTGTAATATGCTAATACAAACATTACCATCAACATAAATATTAGGGTGTAGTAGATTACTGATAAATTTAAATTTAGGTGGTTTGTTAGGGTATGCAGAAGTGAATGTTAGTTCACATTTAAATACGCCACCTTCAAAGGGTGAGTCAGGTGGTCCGATTAGGAGGATATTCCAGACATAAAAGTTAGTATCACTAATTTCGATACTATAAAAGTAGTTTGGTTCAGAAATAATTTGTTTATATTCCATATGTAGTCTTTTGAGAGCCATTAATATAATAGAACTATGTATTAAAATAAATTAAAATCAAATTTTTTAACATTTGACATATCTAAGTGATTCAAAAAGGTCAGGTGTGCTATTTAATATTAAACATTTTTTATAATATTTTGAAGTTTTAGGTGGTTGAATAGGTCCATAATGTAGTGGCATATTTTTAACTGGCGGTGTATTAAAATTAACTAATATTTGAAAAGATTCAAATGATAATTCAGATGGATAACATTTAGGATGTTTAAGTTTGGGTTTTATTATTGGATGCATAATTGGTGATAAGGGAATATGAGTTGGTATTTGAGGTAAACTCACAGTTGGACTCATAGTTGGATTTGTAGTTGGAAAACATAAACATTTTGTTGTTATATTTATTGTTTTTAATTTTTCTCTATCATGTTTATATGGGCGTTTAATATGTGGAACATTGGCATATGTTGGTGTTGGTCTTGATGTTGACACATAATCTTTGGATGTTTGTGTATATGTATGCATAGTTGCTACATGACTTTCTAATAACATTTCAGAAGAAAAATATATATGTGGGCAAATTGGGCAATGATAATGTAGGAAAGCGGAATATCCATAATTAGGCGGTTTATTAACACAATATGAACAAATGGTTGCATGTCTTTTTGCACGTTCAACATAAAGTCCAATAAATTTAGCAATTGATTTGTGTTTATCAAGTAGGTGTTTATAAATATAATATGGATTAGAGTTAATAATTTGTTTACAATCGAGAACAGGGCAAACTAGCTGCGTGTGTGCGACATTACGAATACTAGGGTCAATGGTAATATTATTAATTGGTTTTTGACAATTAACAGACATGGTTAATATTTATATTATGATATAATATAAATGTTATTTTATTCAATTTTTTTAATTAATTTTTTTTAATTAATTTATTATTTAAGTCCATATTCTAGGTCCATATTCTAGCTCTTTGATTAGGGCTTAAATAAAGTGCATCAGATTCTTTAATATCAAATACTTTATAAAAAGCATTAATATTTCGAACTACACCATTAACTCTATGAATAGGTGGGGAATGAGGATCAATTAATAGTCGTTGTAATGAGTCTTCTTTTCTAGCTTTTACTTTCCAAACATTAGCATAATTACTAAAAAATTCTTTTTCATTTAATATTAGATTATGTAATTTTATAAATATTATAAAGGCTTTGTAAGCTAATTCCATACCACCAATATCTGCAATGTTCTCGCCTAAAGTTAGCAAACCATTAACATTAGAGCCTTCATGAACATAACTATCATATTGTATTTGAATAATTCTAGTTTTATCATTAAATTTTTGTCTATCTATAAAAGTCCACCAATTACATAAATTTCCATCAGCATCAAATTTAGAGCCTTGGTCATCAAACCCGTGTGTTATTTCATGTCCAATAATGACTCCAATGCCTCCAAAATTTAGAGCATGTGATTGTGTGCGTGAGAAAAAGGGGGGTTGTAAAATACCAGCAGGAAAAACAATTTCATTAAATGATGGTGAATAATAAGCATTAATAGAGTGTGCATTCATAAACCATTTAGTTTTATCAAGTTTAGTATATAATCTTTTGAGTTTATAATTAGTTAAGAATTGTCTAATATTTAGTATATTTTGTAAAAAACAATTAGTTTTATTAACATTTGCAAATGTGTAATTTTTCTCATATTTTTCAGGATAACCAATTTTTAATGTCATTTTATTTAATTTTTCTAATGCTTTAGTTTTTGTAGTTTGTTCCATCCAATCATTATTTTTTAGACATAACTTTATACAAGCTTTAATTTTGTCAACCATTGATAAAACTAATTTTTTAGATTCTATATCAAAATATGATTCAACATACATTTTACCAACTAATTCGCCAAATAGTTCATCGACTAGATCTAATGATTGTTTAGATAGTTCTTTTTGAACAAGTGTTCCTTGAAGTTCTTTATTAAAAAAATTAAAATAGCATTTGTATATGTGATTATTTAGATAATGATGAAAACCAACAAGAATATTAAAAATAAAATATTGTTTCCAAATATCTAAATCAATAGTATCAATAAGTTGACTAACAAATTTTACATATTTAGGATTTGTTATATTAATAATGCCAGCTGTTTTTTGAGCTTTTATAAATATTTTTTCAATAAATGTTAGATTAGGATATTTAGCAATTAATTCTGAATATGTTGTTAAATTATTTAGTAAATCAGGATTTCTTTTTTGAACTTTAGTATATGTTTTTTCTGCAAGTTGTTTTTCTAATTTAATAATATCATTATAATTGAATAATTCTAAATCAAATAATTTTAAATAGTCTTTAATAAATTTTTTATATTTTATTATTATATGTTCTTTTTCTGGTGTCAAATAATAATCTCTATCGGGTAGGTTTAGACCACTAGATGTAATATGTAATATTATATTAGATGCATTTTTAAAATCAGATTGTATTGCAAATCCAAATGGCATTAATAAATTGAACTGTAATTCATAATCCATTATTAGATTAAATAAATCAGTTACATTTGTGGTTGATGTTATTTTATCTATTAAATATTTAATTATATCATAATTTCGTGAATCATTTCGAGCATCTTCATTTTGTGCCTGTTTAAAAATGATACTTATTTTGTGATATTCTGAGTCAAGTGTTGGTGATTCTAATAATAATTTTATTTTATCATTAGTTTCATTCTGTAACATTTGAAAAACACTCCATCTTTGGTTATCATGTGGTATTTCTGTATTATTAATCCATTCATCATTAATATAATTATAAAAGTTATCACCACAATTTGAATTATCATTTGTTATAAATAATGATTCATTCATCTAACCATAATGAGATATTTTATAGTAAATAATTATAATAAAAAATTATAATAAAAAAATTGAAATTTTATAAGTTTAAAATACCATAATATAACAAAATATTGTTAACCATGGATTGTTTCATTCAAAAGAAGTCATCAACTACCGCTACTACATCCACTTCCACCTCCACCTCATTTACTGCATTGTGTAATCGTTTTATCAAGGTTGTCACTCATACATATCCTATTGAGTCTCGTGTTTATACAATGCATACATATTCTGTAAAGATTCCCAAGGGAAAGTTTGAGGACAGTGTATATGATGAGAACCCTGAGCTACTTGCCATTCTCCCTCGCGCGTGTTCTATTGTAATGTGTGAAGATACATTTGTTGCAATTATGGAAGGTCCTACAAAGTTTTCTGGACGTCGTGGTATTGATGAGGACCCAGAGGAGGGACAAGATGACACCGTGACTACTACAACAATTTACGACCACTCAAAGATTCAAGCATGGGCAGATGCGGAAAAGCTTGAGATTGTTGACACACAAAAGGCGAATGGTAAGTTTGCAATTCTCAAGATTGTCATTCATGAGGGAATGCCACTTATTCTTTGTGGTTCCAAGAACTACCACAAGGTGTTGTCGTTTGAGCAGTTGTGTAGCATCATTGAGGACAAGAGTGAGAATGAGTTGTTCACTAGTATTTTGGTTGATATCCGCATCAACTGGTCGTTGTACACATCACCCCAAATTATGGAGCAGTTTGGTGCAGGCTATAGTCTCGTTGGTGAGTTGTGTGATGGTCAGCACTTTGTCAGTGGAGATAACACAGTAAGCTGGTTTGGTTTTTTCACAAATGGCACTGCAATGGAAACAATGCGTGCCCTTCACATGTTGTCATCGTGTTATATTAAGACAGTTCCATATTATATTGTATTTGCAAAGGGCACCCCATCATGTGAACTGGATGCGGCATTTATTAGTGCACGCTGCACACAAACCGAAGGTTCTGTTTTGAGATGTCGAAACACAGAGACAGAGGAAACTGTTTTGGTCAAGTCCAAGTCTACATATTACATTGTGCTTCGTTTCTGGCGTCAAATCTTGCTCAAGGGTTACAAGGAGATGGAACAACTTCGAACGCGTTTCATTGATGCACAAGAGTATCACGGTCTTAACACAGCTGCTTCAATTCGTATCACAAAGCAGTTGTTTGAGTTTGGTTTTTTCATGATGCGTGCAATGTATCCAGTTGGTGTATTGGGTCACACAAAGATTAGCTCTGTTAGGGGTGAGTTGCCCAATGGATTCAACACCTATTGGCTTCGTTATCTTGCGACTGGTGCGCCTGATATTGTAATTAGTCCCGAAGATTTTGGGTCATTTGATCCAATTGCATACGTAGAGAACACACCGTTGTATAAGATTAGGTCATTTGCAAAGCCAGCCACAATTGTGTTTGTTCAGGGTATTCAGGGAACAGGCAAGTCAGAACTAGCTAATTATATTCAAGACCATATTTGGGAATCATTTGGTCAGATTGAGCAGGATTTGTATTGGGGGTGCACTTTGAGCGCTCAGGGTGCATTGTATCACATGGTCCGTGACGCCAACGGTCCCGAAATCATTGTTGTCTCTCGATGTAATGTGAACCCAACACACTACAAGCGTTATATTGATATTTGTTTGAGGCTGCCTTGTGTTATTACTTTTGCAACACCATGTGATTTGTCTCCATTGTATTTTGCTGTTGCATTTTCTGGGATTATTAACCGTTCGACCGAGGGCGACAGGTTGATGGTTGGTCGTGTAAGTCTTCCTTTGCCAGAGGTTTTTGAGTTTACACGAAAGAACTTTATTGATTTTGCCCCCCAATCAACAACTAATACATTTAAGATGTTTAATTACGATGTAGAAGCTGCCGAGGCAATCAGTGCATTTGGACCACGTTTTGACAATGTATCAGTAGATAAGATGTGTGAGTTTTTTACAAAGCACTGGAGGCGGTTCCACAGTTTGAGGATGCCAATTAATGAGGTTGGAGACCAAATTATAGAAATCATCAGGCTTACACAACGAAGGGAAAACCTACAGATTGTATTGAATCCAATGCCTGTTTATATTGGTCTTGCAGTGCCGCACAGCAGTCAGGAGCACTTGTCAAGTATTATGGAATTACTTCATCCAACTACTGAGAGTTTTACAACATATAATCATCACTGCACACAGTTGTTCCTTGGTGGTAAGACAAAGGTTCCTGCTGACACTGCAACATCGTGCATTGTCAAGCCTGGTCATTTGGTTACGGCTACTATTGACGCTCTCGTGGTTCGTGTATCAGATGGTGCATGTGCATTTCGTATTTCAAAGCTAGCATATCGAGATAATATTATTACAATGAAGAATACCCCTCATATTACAGCAAAGATTCCAAGCCACGAAAAGCCTGCAATTTCGAACAGTTTTGTTGGGCTAACAGATGATACAGTGATTGTTCACACAATTGATTATGATACAGTGTTGATTGGTTTTTGGGCTTAAATTAAATATTAAATAAATTAGATATTACTTTATAAAACTATATTTGTATTATATGATAGATTAGATATTAAATAATGTTTGTATTATATGATAGATTATATGGTAGATTCTAATATAGAATCGAGTTTTATTTTATTACATATTTTAGAATTGTATATGATTAAATAATTATTAAATATTTGTGCATTTCTAAAACTATCCAATGAGATTATTTTATTAGGTGTTCTATCGGGTCTATTATATTCATTATAAATTTTATTAAAAGATGTTTGTTTTATCATTTTTTCGCCTATATTATGTAATGATTTCATAATAATATTTGAATAGATTATTTTAGATTGTGATTTAAGTGGAATCATTACATATTTATTTTCTTTATTCATTATTACTTGTTTATACCATGGTTCAATAATACAATTATTTATGTAATTTCCCCAACTATTAGATTGTGTGCCTAAAGTTTTTAATTTGTTTTTCCATTGTTTGCCAAATACAGAATCCAATAAGGGAAAAATATTATTTCTCATTTGTCCACGTCTTGACCATGTAGGCGTTGTATCTAAAAAATATGGGATAGAAAATTCATGAGCAAAATCATAAATTGCTTGTTTATTAAAATCAAGTAAAGGTCTAAAAATATTTATTTCATGAATATTATTTTGTGTTTTCATTACTTCTAAATCTAATAAATTACCACCTTTCATAATATTGGTAAATATATTTTCAATAATATCATCTTGATGATGAGCAACAAATACGCCACAATTTGGCGATAATTTATTTTCAGATATTATTTTTTTATAAGTATTAAATCTTAATAGACGTGATTCATCTTCAAATTCAGAACGAGAACCAGAATCAGTTTGTTTTCTACTAATACCCATAAGATAACTAGTATAATTTTTTATATTAAACATTTTAGTATATTTAATTAAAAAAGCTGATTCATCATTTGATTCTTTTCTTAAACCATAATCTATAGTTGCGGTATAAATTGTAAAGGGGATTTGTTTTTGTAAAAATAATAAGATAGCTAATAATACCATAGAATCAACACCACCTGATAAACTGACAATAACACCAGTTGTGTATATAGAATGTGTCTTGCAAAAATTATCAACACATTCAATAAGTGGGCTTGATGTATATGTTATTTTATTTAAATAATCATTATTAAATATATAATTAGATGGTTTTTCTAAAAGTTTATTATATTTAATATTAGTATTAGTATTTGTATCCATAAATTCATATGTTGTAAATGATATATTTTTAACTATTTCATATAGAATAAAAGTCCACACACATATTCCAATTATAGATATTATTAATTGTTCCTCCATTGATAATATTTTGTTTTATTATTAAATCGTTATGTTTTCAATATTTTCATAAGAATACCAAAAAAGTGAAATTATTATATATAAATTAATATCTAATTTATATATAATTAAATGAAACTGGATACAACAAAAATGAATAAATATTTGAATTCTAAAAAGTATGATTTTAGGTTATTTAATATGGCATATACAGATAATGAAAGAAAGACAATAAATGATTTTGTATTGGATAAAACAAAATATTATGAGCATTTTGGAGATTTTGAATCATTAAAATCATTAGATAATATAAAAAGTTATTTATCACAAACAGGCACAAATAGCCCATCAAGTATATCCAAGATGGAAAAGATAATATTAAATATAATAAAAAAGGTATTGAAAGCTTATAAACTCAATCATTTTTGGATATCAATGAGAGCAACATTACCAAATCATGATTTTGATATTCCAAGGTGGCATAAAGATGGGAATTATTTTTCAAATGATCCAACATCATTAAATAATGCAAAGTTTGCTACAGTATTACAAGGACCAGGGACATTATTAATAAAATCAACAAAACAAGTAAATGCAATTCGTGATAAGATACTTAAAAAAGAACAAAAAGATTTTGTTACAAATCAACATAAATATGTAACACGTGATGAACAGATAAAATTTTCAATAGAACTGTCTGAAAAATATCGTTCAATTTATGCACAAAAATTAGCCAAACAAAAAATAGTCCAAGTTAAAAATAGTCAGGGTGTTATATTTTATAATGGCGATCCGTTTGATAATAGTGCATTACATTCAGAACCAAAAATTGACCAACCAAGACTATTTATATCAATTTTACCATCTACTGAAATAAATATAAAAGCCCTACAGCAGAGATGGACAAAATAATTAAAAAATATAGCAAATATAAAAAAGTTGAAATAATTTATACCTATTGGTTCCTTAAAATGTTTAGTTTATTGTGTGTTTATAGCGTGTTCCCTCTATTTTCCCGTCTAGTTATATATTTTACATAGGTATAGAGATAATGTAGTCTCTTGCCATCTGTTGTTTGAAACTATAACATTTGTGCTTACAATTGGGCTTGCTCGGTTGGTGTAGTGCAGTGTTGTCTTTCAACAGAGTATGATACGCATTTAGGAGATATAGGTATGGATGTTTATTAGACATATCATAACCTCTCTGAATATGCATTTGTAGCTTAACTGTTTCCACATGTGGTTATTATTTCCATATGTGGTTATTAAGCAGACACATGAGAGTGTGATTTGCTAAATGTAAAACAGCCGTTTGGAGGATGCTATGTATCGTATATGTAAGTGTTTATAATATAGGTTCTTTAAGTTGGAGGCTTTTGAACTTTCTATCCCCCCTTCCTTTATTTGTATTTCTCTTCTCCAAAATTTTTTATTTAATTAATTTTATAAAAATTTTTGTTTTTAATAAGTAATGCGACAGTATAGTCATAATATAGTCATAGTATAGTCATAGTATAGTCATAGTATAGTCATATTATAGTCATATTATAGTCATATTATAGTCATAATATAGTCATAATATAGTCATAATATGGTTTCTAATATGGTTTCTAATATGGTTTCTAATATGGTTTCTAATATGGTTAGTAATATAGTCATAATATGGTTTCTAATATGGTTTCTAATATGGTTTCTAATATGGAGGTGAATAAGAAAAATTGAAAAAATAAGTGCCTATTGGTTCCTTAAAATAAAATTACTATTGAGCGCCTGTTCTAGCAATGGGTTCTCACACTACAACTGTATTCCCCCCACT